CATGGCTGATATCACGTCCATTTTCGGCGGCGAGTTCGTCTACACTCCGCCGGTTGACAAGCCATTCCTTGAGCCGCCGGAAATCCAGCTTCAAGACGCCATGCGCCGCGAGGGCTTGGACCCGCCGAAGGCCATCCACCTGGACGGCAAGCTGCACCGCTTCAATACCGGAAAGCGGCAAGACCTCAGTGCATGGTACGTCGCCTTCGGCGATGGCATCCCAGCCGGGCGCTTCGGCGATTGGCGGACCGGCGTCGAGAAAACCTGGCGGGCGACCATGGAGCGGAGCTTCACCGCCGCCGAAGAAATGGCATTCACCCGCCGCATGGCGGAGGCCAAGGCCACCCGAGACGCCGAGCTTGAGCGAACACGGGAAACCGCGTCAACCGTGGTTGACAAGATATGGTCAGACGGCATGGCCGCTTCGCCCGACCATCCCTACCTCGCCCGGAAAGGAATCGGCGTTCACTGCGCCAGGGTGACGGGCGACGGTCGGCTTATGCTTCCGCTCTACAGCCAAGACGGGACCATATCTTCTCTGCAATACATCTCCGACGACGGCGATAAAAAGTACCATCCAGGCGGCGCGACCGGCGGAAAGTTCTGGAGCGTCGGCACCGACGATTCCACCATCTACATTGCAGAGGGCTTTGCGACCGCCGCGACGATCCACGAGGAAACCGGCAATCTCTGCATCGTCGCTTACAGCGCCAGCAATCTCGTGCCCGCCTTGGCCGCTATGCGAGAAATCCACGGCAAGACCAAGCCGATCATCATTGTGGCGGACAATGACGCTTCCGGCGTCGGGCAGCGATATGCCGAGCAAGCCGCAGCCAAGTACGGCGCTCGGATCGTGGTTCCGCCCATAGAGGGCGATGCCAACGACTTCCGCCAAGCTGGCAAAGACCTCAAGGGGCTGTTGCAGCCCATTCACGACGATTGGCTTATCCCGGCGGATGAGTTCTGCTCCAAGCCGCAGCCCATCCGCTGGCTGGTAAAAAAGTGGATACAGCAAGACGCCATGATTATGGTCCACGGCCCGTCCGGAGGCGGTAAGACCTTCGTCGTGATGGACTGGTGTCTTCATATGGCGTCAAATGCCCCGCAATGGGCCGGAAACAGGGTCAAGAGCGGCAGAGTGGTCTATTTGGCAGGGGAAGGTCACCACGGCCTTAAATCCCGTACAGCGGCCTGGAAACAGCATCACGGCGTCAAGCGCCTGGACATGTATATCAGCCGTGCCGGGTGCGACCTGAATTCCCCGGAAGGCTATCGGGTGGCATCCGAAGCAATCCGTCTCCTCGACGGGCCGCCGGACTTGATCGTGGTGGATACCCTTCACCGCTTCCTTCGCGGCGACGAAAACAGCGCACAAGACGCCAAGACCATGCTCGATGCCTGTGCAGCCCTCATGAGCGAGTTCGGATGCAGCGTGCTTCTGGTCCACCATACCGGCGTTTCCGAGGAGAGCCAGCACCGGGCCAGGGGATCGAGCGCATGGAAAGGCGCCCTCGAAATTGAGATTTCCATCGTTCCTGCCAAGGACGGTAACCCTCTAGAAATCCATCAGCGCAAGGCCAAGGATTCCGAGCAAGCCGAAGCCATCTATGCCGAGCTTGAACAGGTTCAGATTTTCGGGTGGCTGGACGAAGACGGCGATCCTGTCACCAGTGCCGTGGTGAAGATCGTTGATGCCCCGGCCAAAGCCGACAAGAAGGACAGCCCCATCCAACGCCACATGAAGACATTCGATGCAGCTTGGTTCGCGTCCGGCTGCGATGAAATGCACGACGACAACGGCGAGCTTCGCCCCTTCCTCTCTCGTGCCGCGCTCAAGCGGAAACTCAAAGAGGACAACCCGGACAAGTCAGACCGGACGATTTCCAATTACATTGACGCAACCTACCAGGACAAATTGATAGGTGCGCTTCTGCTGGGGGGTATCATCAAGGTTTCCGGTGCCGGCTGGATCGTGATGGACGATGTTCTTGCTTCGTCCATGCTCATGCGGAAGACCACCAAGGAAGCAACCTGAATCGCAAGGTCGATCAGGATTTCGCGCCGCCACTTTTCAGTCTGGTATCGAGGGTGGGGTTTTCCCACCAGGTTGCCCACTCAAGTGGGTAGTGGGTAGACTATCCCCACTCAACAGGGTGGCGGGTAGCTATTCCAGCTCAAGTGGGTAGCGAACGGCTACCCTAATCCGATCCGCCAGCTCGCCTGGCTAAATCCAAAAAAATAATGCGTCGTGCATAAAAAGAGGCTTGACGAGGTAGGCCAGTATTATGCATGATGCATCTATCAACACCGGCCCGGTGGCAACCGATGGGCCGAAAACGGGAGAGTGTAGCATGAGTGCGACTATCAACACCACATTTTGCAGACAGGCCATCACCACCAAATACATCGGTCCCACCAATTATCGTGGATCTCGCGTCAAGGCGACCGCTTCGGCCGGCTCCGTTACCCTGGAATGGGATGACGAGCTTAATACCTCAGCCAACCATGCTTCAGTAGCGCAAGCCTTGTGTAACAAGTTCGGGTGGACGGGTGAATATGTCATGGGCGGGACGGAAACCGGCTATGTGTTCTTTTATGTGGGAGAACGGCCATGAGCCTTCTTCTTTCCCGCAAGGAAGTCGAGGCTTTGGCCTCCGACAATCCCATGGCAGCTCTCGCACGGTGTGATGAAATCCTCTCGCGCCAGACTATACGAGACACAAAGCGCGAAGCATGGAAGCGCCTTGCCGATCGGATTCGCGCCATGATTCCCAAGGCGGAAACCGCCGTCACAGCACCTAAGCCGGTCAAGGCGGAAAAGGCCAAGCCCGCGCCCAAGGCAAAGGCGATGCCCGTCAAGCCGGTCAAGGCAGCGAAGGGAGTTTGGCAAGTGGGCAGCAGGATCGTGCCCTACACCACCAAAGCCGCCAAAGGGTTGTTCGGCGGCGAGCCGTGCACTCTCTCGGACGAAACATGGCGTTATCTGTCGCGGCCAATTGCCCAAGGTCGGTGTGAATACCTACAGGACCCGGCTTCGGCCCTCTATGACCACTATCTGGAAACCGGGCATCGTCCGAATATCGCCAGCGTCAAGGGATGTGGAGACCGTACGCTTTTGGCAATGGCACTCGACGGGGAGGAATAGGATCATGCAGACATTCCGCACATTTGGAACGGAACAAGATGCGCGGGACTATCGCCACAAGTACGGCACAGGAGGATGGATTTTCGCCAGCGATGATAAGGCGCTTGTGATCCTCTTTCCGCCCCATATTCCGCCGTCGAATATCTTCCATCATCCCTTCACTCGGGGCATGAGCGGCAAGCTGATAGGGAGCGCATGAGATGAAGGATACCATCCTCTACTGGATCAATCCGCAGTTTACGCCATTGCGTCCTGTGGCACGGTGTACAGAATTCATGACTGAGAAGGACGCAACTTGCATAGGGATTCAGCTTTCCGACGAGGGGTGCATTGTCGCCATGTTTGATGTTTCGGAACGGCCATCCCTTCGCGAATGGGCAATCAACATGCTGGCATATGAGGAGTGCTGTTCATGACCCCCGAACAACTCACGCAAGCCATCGACCGCACCTTGGGCAAACGCCAGGGATCGGAATTCTGCCGTCGCCTCGGAATCAATCGAAGCACACTTCACCGCTGGCAGTCCGGCGAAATTCCCATACCGAAATGGGTGGAAATCGTCCTTAAAACCCGTGAAACACTTTCCCCCTAAATCCCCCTCAGGGGGAAAAAGGGGAAAAGGGGAAAACCGGCAAAAGCTCCCCCTCTTTTCCCCCTCCTGAACCCTATATATATTACGTAGTAATATATAGGGGAAAGGGGGAAGGGGGGGCAGGGCATTTTCAGGGGGGTCGATGTGTGAAACAGTTCTTGATCGATCATGCGAATGTGCATATGGTTGCGTATATGTAGACAGGAGCATCCCATGGCAAAAAATCACAAAGGTACATTCCCCGATCCTGATTTGTGGGATGTGATCGGACGCACAGGTGGATGGGTGGTTGTCAAAAAGAGAAACGGAAACGGATCGTGGATTCCGGTCAAGGTGCTCTTTGATGGGATCATCAAAGGAAGGGCAAACTTCTGGATCGGATGGAATGGGAATAGGATTCCCGACGGAAGGGAAGTCTCTCAAATGGACAGAGACCATCCCGGACTTAGCCGCGGAGTGATACGGATATTGTCCAGTCATTCGGAGTGACACGTCCGTGGGTGAGCTTGAAAATCTCGACCTGAAGCTTTGTAGTCGGAACACGCTCACCGCGCTCCCATCGACTCACTGAAATGGATATCACGCCCAAAGCCCTAGCCACGTCGGCCTGCGTCATGCGCTTCAGTCGCCGCCAGTCCACTAATTGCATTTCAAGCCCCCATGAGATACCATAGGCGGATTATAGCCGTAGTGGATTACATACGCCATGGGCAGAAAATCGACGTATACCCCCGAAATCGCAAAAGAGATTTGCCACCGCCTAGCTCATGGCGAAAGCCTCACGGGCATCTGCCGAGATAAGCATATGCCGTCGGAATTCGCGGTCCGAAACTGGGCGATGCAGGATGTCCAAGGCTTTGCATCGCTTTATGCACGCGCCCGGCAGGATCAAGCTAATCATCTCGCTGAATCCATTATAGAAATCGCTGATAATGCCACGGACGCCAACCTAGCGCGGCTCCAGATTGACGCTCGCCGCTGGTTCGCGGCCAAGGTCGCGCCGAAGTCATGGGGTGACAATCTTCAGGTCAGCGTCACCCATACCCTCGATCTGACCACAGCCCTCACTGAAGCGCGCCAGCGACTTAAGCGGCTGGAGAATGGGCCAATTATTGACGCGATACCCTCAAATCATGGGGATAGCGTCCTAATCCAGCAATCGACATGCGATAGTGTTGCTGACTAGGCAACCATTGGATAAAAGCCAAGCGATATCAATAGCTTGGCCGAGGCGACGAGTCGCCATAATGCACATTATGCGATCTACCTTTACGTGTATGGCCTACAACCCGACCATCGTAACCACCATCGTAGTTGTGCCCATAGCTGACCCGAAGGGGGGGGGTGGGGGTGGGGGCACCCCGCCGATCGAGGGCCGCGCCGTCTTCTACCGGAGCCTTCGCCCCCAGATTTTATAATTTTTGGCCCAGCATCGGACATATGCAACTTGCATATATAAGGAGTTCCCATGGCATCGAAGTCGCCTTATTCGGGTTCGGACGATCAGAAGCTTCTGGTTGACGTATTGGCGTTGGTTGACGACCCGCTGGCGTTTGTGATGTTTGCTTTTCCGTGGGGGAAAGAGAACACGCCGTTGGCGCATGTTTCGGGACCGAGGACGTGGCAGCGTCGGGTTCTGGGTGAGATACGGGATCACATTTCGGAGAACCATCGGCGGGCTGCGCGTGGCGAGCCTCCTGAGATGTTTCGTCTGGCGGTAAGTTCTGGTCGAGGGATTGGGAAGTCGGCGTTGGTTTCGTGGTTGATTTTGTGGGGGTTGAGCACGCGGTTGGGCTCGACGTCGATTGTTTCGGCGAACACGGAAGCGCAGTTGAAGTCGGTGACGTGGGGTGAGTTGGGGAAGTGGCTTACGATGGCGGTGAATTCGCATTGGTTTGAGTTGAACAGCATGAGGCTGTCGCCGGCTGGGTGGTTGGTTGAGGCGGTGAAGTCTCAGTTGAAGATTGATGACACGTACTGGTATGCGGAGGCGAAGCTTTGGAAGGAGGAGAACCCGGACGGCTATGCTGGTGTTCACAATCCTCTGGGGCTGAGTTTGTTTTTTGACGAGGCTTCGGGCATCCCGGCTGGGATATGGGGTGTGGCGGAAGGGTTCTTCACGGAACCGTTCCCGCATCGGTTCCAGTATGCGTTCAGCAACCCTCGCCGGAACACGGGGGCGTTTTTCGAGTGCTTTCACCGGCACCGTGATTTCTGGCGGACATTGACGGTTGACAGCCGGGAGGTTGAGGGGACGGATCCGAAGGTGTATGCGAGGATCATTGAGCAGCACGGGGAGGATTCGGACGCGGCTCGGGTTGAGGTGATGGGGAGGTTTCCGCGTCAGGGTGACCAGCAGTTCAACAGCCGGGAGGTTGTTGCGGCGGCGAGGAAGCGGGTTGTTGAGATTGACCCTGGAGCGCCGTTGTTGATGGGTGTGGACGTGGCGCGGTACGGGAGTGACAAGAGCGTGATTTGCTGGCGGCAGGGGAGGGATGCGCGAGTGAATGTTCCGCCGTGGCAAGAGTTCAAGGGGATGGACACGATGCAGTTGGCGGCTCGGGTTGCGGAGGCCGCGGAGAAATACCGGCCTGATGGGATATTCGTGGATGGTGGGGGTGTGGGCGGCGGTGTGGTGGATCGTCTGAAGGCGATGAAGTTCCGGGTTCACGAGGTTCAGTTTGGTTCGGCTGCGGATGACCGGACGGCGTATTCGAACAAGCGGACGGAGTTGTGGGCTCGGATGCGGGAGTGGTTGTTGGTTGGGTGCATCCCGGATCGGCAGGAGTTGGAGGATGATTTGCTGGGGCCGGAGTACTATTTGCGCGAGCCTGCGTCGGTGATGCAGTTGGAGCCGAAGGATTCGATGAAGAAGCGTGGGCTTGCGTCGCCGGATTATGCGGATGCGCTGGCGAATACGTTTGCGATGGTGGTTGCGCGGAATGATGTGGCGGTTGGTCGGCGTGGTAGGAGTCGTGTTGCTGCGGGTGTGGACTATTCGGTTCTTGGGTGATATTGTCCGTGTTGGGTTGCATCATGGGGTAATTGCCATGGGTGGTTTCTTTTCTTCTCCGGCCGCGCCGTCAGTTCCTCCGCCGCCTCCGCCTCCGCAGATTTCGGACAAGGAGGTTGAGGACGCGGCTTCTCGGGAGCGGAAGATGCGGGCTGGGCAGTCTGGGCGGTCTTCGACCATCTTGACGGGTGGTGAGGGGGTTGAGGAAGACCCGACGAAGCAGGCGACCAAGACGCTGTTGGGTCTGTGATGGAAGACCGGAACTCCGAGAAGGCGCGAGAGGTCATCAAGCGGCACGAGATGCTGGCTGGCGACCGGGTGAACTGGGAATCGCACTGGCAAGAGATTGCCGAGCGGGTTCTGCCGCGCATGTCTCGGGAGTTCCAGAGCCTGGGCGTGCGGACGCCTGGGGAGAAGCGGACGGAGTTGATGTTTGATTCGACGGCGGCGCTCGGGCTGGAGCGTTTTTCGTCGGTGTTGGATTCGATGATCACGCCGCAGGGGAGCAAGTGGCACCGGCTGCGTGCGAGCGTCCCGGCGCTGAACAAGTCTCCTCGGGTGCTTCGGTATTTCGACGAGGTGACGGACATCCTGTTCCGGTATCGGTATGCGCCTCGGGCGAATTTCGTCTCGCAGAACCTTGAGAACTGGCTTTCGCTGGGTGCGTTCGGGACTGGTGGGGTGTTCGTTGACCGGCTTGCGGGCGGCGGGTTGCGCTACAAGGCGATCAATCTTGCGGAGTGGTTTTTCCTGGAGAATCACCAGGGCCAGATTGACACGGCGCATCGTAAGTTCCGCATGACTGCCCGGCAAGTAATGCAGAAGTTCACGAAGGACTCTGACAATATTCCAGAGCGTGTAGCAAGACTAGCTTCGGACAGGCCGGAAGATGAGGTTGAGTTCATCCACTGCGTGAAGCCGCGCTCGGACCTTGACCCGACGCGGATGGATTACCGGGGGATGGCGTACACGTCATACTATGTCTGCCTTGAGGGGCCGACGATGGTTCGCGAGGAGGGCTATTCGACTTTCCCGGTTCCGGTGTCGCGGTATGTGACGGCTCCTGGGGAAGTGTATGGCCGGTCTCCGGCGATGATGGTTCTGCCGAACATCAAGGTTCTGAACGAGCAGAAGAAGACCGCGCTGAAGGTCGGGCATCGTTTGGCGGACCCGATCATCCTGGCACATGACGATGGCGTGCTGGACATGTTCTCGCTGACGCCTGGGACACAGGTTCCGGGCGGGATCGACGCGCAAGGACGAAAGCTGGTGGCGTCGCTGGACATGCCCAACGGGCAACTGCCTGCGCTTGACAAGATGATGGAACAGGAGCGGATGGTCATCAACGACGCCTTCCTGGTGTCGCTGTTCCAGATTCTTGTCCAGACGCCTTCCATGACCGCCACCGAGGTGCTTGAGCGGACGCGGGAGAAGGGGATGCTGCTGGCTCCGACCATGGGACGGCAGCAGAGTGAATATCTTGGGCCGCTGATCGAGCGTGAGCTTGATGTGCTGGCGCGGGATGGGTTGCTGCCTCCGATGCCGCAAGAGCTTGTCGAGGCGGCGGGCGATTACACGGTGCAGTACGATTCGCCGCTGTCGCGGACCATGCG